GTCACCGAACCAGCCGTGGTACCATCAGACGACGTCAACAACGACTTCGCAGCAGTACTCGATCGCGTAATAACAATGCGTAATGATGCAGAACCGGGTGGCAGATTCCAAGGGTACGCACGTGAATGGGTCAAAACACGCGTGCCAGTACCCGGGATTGGTGTGCCAGTCGACTTCGAAACAGTCGCGGCAATCCAGACCAAGCCAGGCCAGAAACAGCGGCTAGGCAAAGTGAATACCAATCCAAACACAACAGGAACTGCCAAACCGAAGTCGTTCACAAAGAGCGAGGAGTACAGTAGCATCAAGCCGCCCCGTGTCATCACGACCGTGTCGGATGAACACACCTACCGTCTCTCGCGCTTCACTTATGGATACAAGGAAGATTGTCTCAAGAAACAACCCTGGTACGCACCGACGAAAACCCCTGAGAAAGTGGCTGAGTCGGTTGTCAAACTCGCGGAAAGGGCAGCACGTGAAGGAAAAGAACTGGTGGAAACAGACTTCAGCAAATTTGACGGACACATATCGGCGTGGTTGAGAGACAACGTCGAATTGCCCCTTTATTTGCGATGGGTCAATCCCGCTGATAGACCGGAGTTGAGACGTCTATTACTCGCCGAACGGAATACCGGTGCGAGTACACGTTACGGGGTGCGCTACAAGACAGCCTCTGAGCGCCTTTCGGGGTCCCCGTTAACAACTGATGGCAATACTGAAATAAATGCCTACCTCGCCTATTGTGCCATGCGTTTGGCCGGTCTCTCCCCAAGTGAATCCTACAACAACTTGGGAGTGTACGCCGGCGACGACGGACTGTCGATTGTCAGTGTGAAGTCAATGAACACTGCAGCGACCAAACACGGTTTGCCAATCACCGTGGCCGTAAAATCGCATACTGGCACAGGCATAAATCGGATGCCGAGTTTCCTTGCACGTATTTACTACGACCCTTGGACAGGGAATATGGGTTCGCTACAAGATCCAAGTCGTGTGTTACCTAAAATACACATCACGACAGCACCCAAAGGAATCGACATCGCAGTGGCCCGACGCAACCGCCTGGAGGGATATCTTCAGCTCGACCCACATGCACCGATAATTGCCGCATACTGTAAGCGCCTACTCAAAGAGTATCCCGCTACGAGTACCTCGGAAGACTACCGAGACGCTTTACCGTATAGCATACGCGAAGGAGGCGCCTGGCCACAACTGCCACAGGAACAACAAAATGACCTGTTTGCAGCTGTAACGGGAGTGGCCGTCCAGTCTATTCACGAAATAGAAGCTAAAATCGCCGACAAACCGATCACCGAGATCCATGGCCTCGTCACCACCACCCGCAAGGACCCCGACCGATGTTACCACATCGACGGAATCATTGTCGGGCCTCGTCCGAAGAACCGACCCGACTTGGCCCTCGATCTCAACGCAGCTCACACAGCAAGATGTGCAGGAGCTGATGGGGCTAGCCCCAAATCGGACCAAAAGTCTGGAACTGCTGCGCCGAAGGCTGCATCAGTCACTGGACAAGCCAAGCGAATTGGCAACAAAGCACAGCCAGGTGGACAACGACATAAATCGTCTCCACTTACTGCTGCTACTGGACGCCCAGCCGGAGTTTCAACAACCGGAGGAGCCAACAAAACACACAAAGCCCCTCTTCGGCCGCAAAATCGACCCAAGAGCCAAAGCTCACACACTACGCGCCC